TGTGGTGTTTAGGCGTTGCCGTGATGTTGTTCCAAATTCAGCCATGGCTAGTTACTCCCCTCAAGTTTGAAATCTCTAAACGCTTTTTGTGGCCCGGCGCTGGTCTCGTATTGGGATATTTTGACGGGGGTGTTGTTTGCCTGTGCTTGGGCTTCTGGTTCGGTTTTGCAATAGCCAATTACTTCACTGTGTTTGGATTTAACGCGCCATGCCCATGGCAGCTTTATGGCTGCAGGGACTTTCCAGGGGGCTTTGTTTCTTGGTACAACTTTTTTTCTAATCTTTATCATTGCTCTGCCTCCGTGGCTGTGAGTTGTTGCCATGCCCATTGGATACCTGCCGGCACACCAACAACATCACGGTTCTTGAGTAATCCTTCATCGCCTATGGTGTGGTAGTCGCCAGGCAGCAGGGTGATTGAGTGGCAGAGGCGGTCTAGTTCGTCCGCTGTGTGGGCTTCGATGTAGTCTTTGTTGATGCGGTAGCCATCGATGTTGATGTTGAAGTGGTTGCAGATCTCGATCAGCGTCTGGTTATCTAGTACGCTTATGTAAGCACTGGCAATATCATTGCCGATTCGAAAATCTATGTTGTTGAGGAAGTCGCTGACGCGAAACAGTTTGTGTTTGAATAGTGTAGCCTCAATGGTGGCTTCATCTGTTTCCACATAGCTTTCAAGCGCTATGTACTCCCCATCGTTGTTGGTGCCTATGCCATCGGGTTGTAGTGCTGCCACCCATAATAAGAACTTGGTAGTGGTGTAGTCGTCGCAGTTGATGCGTTCTGCGCAGCATGTTTTGATATGTTGCACGGCCAGGCGGTGATCAACATTACTGGCTGTTAACTTCTGTTGAAAGCACTGGGTGTTAAAGCAGGCAGGTATGACGTCATCACCGTCAACGGCTTCGAGATTACTTTGGCAGTGTTCGCAGTCAGTAAGATCAAAATTGGCATGCTCAAAGGGTCGCCAGTCTTGAAGGATGTTTAGGTGCTGGCTGTTGGTATCTACCTGGTTGTCGTTGATGATGTCAAAAACGGGGGGGGTATATGGCACTTCTTCTTTCTCGGCTTGCTCATCCCGCTTACGTTGTTCTTCTGTTTCAGCGATGGCTTTTTTCTGCTGATAACAAGGGGTGTCGAGGCAGTAGAGTGATTCTTGCCCGGCACCGCTGGAAATCTTCTTTTTGTTTTTGCAGCCTTTGCATTCATGTTGTTGATCGAAGGCTGCCCAGTAGCCAGGGTCAGCAAGGCGCTGGTGATGGGTATTGAAGAGATCGCAGATTCTGCTAAGCAGTTCACGGGTGGTGGGTCGCCAGTCGTCCTCTGTGTATTTTTTTTGCAGGGCGGCTGTTACATCATCGCTGCAGTTGCTGGCCATTAACAGATACTTACCATGAGCGGGTTTCATTGCGCCGGTCTTGATCAGTGCTTGTGCCCAGTCGGGCAGGTCTAGCAGGCGGGTGATGTTTGATATCTGTTCGCGGCCTATGTCTCTGATGCCGTTTTCTTGAAGCAGGGGGACGATATCGGCAACTTTGATTTTGTATTTGTTGCGCAGCTGTTTAAACACGCCTGCCTTTTCGATTGGGTTGAGGCTCTTGCGCAGGTCGTTTTCTTTTACCTGGTTAAGCAGGCGGGTGATGCCGGTGTTGTCTTCATCTAAATCTAGCAGCGCAGGGATGGTGTCTTTTTCGGCAATGCGACTGGCGCGGGTGCGGCACTCTCCATAGACAACAATAAAGCGGCCTGGGATGTCTTCGTTCGGTCGTACCGTTATTGGTTGCTTGACGTAGGATTGCTTTATATCTGCAGCTAAGTCTGCCAGGTAGTCGGGGTCAGCGTCTTGCCGTGGCTGGTTAGGGTCAAAGTCGATCAGATCCAGAGGCAGGTCGGTGACTGTGTTGGATTCGATGGTGTTGGGGGTTGCTGTGGTCATTACGCTGCCCCCTTTGGTGTGCCTGCCATTTCCATGGCGCTGGCCAAGGCGTCTTCATAGCGCTGGCCATTTCTTAGCAGATCCCAGCCGTGTTGAATGGAGTAGGCCAGATCGCAGATTGATTCGTTAGGGAAGCCCAACAGCACTTCACTGGCCAGCTTGTCTTCTATGCCGCGCAGCTGGTTATGCTGTTTTTTGTATTCGCCCAATTGGGTGATGTTTTGCCCGGCTTGATAGGCCTGTTGGTCGGTTGTTGTTTTGCCTAGCTGGGTGTAACCGGCGTTTAGGTCTTTGGTGCTGACGGCTGGGCCACCCTCAAAAACAACGCCATCGCACCAGGTGGCGGCAACACGGTGAATAGTGTTGTTGTGGCTGCGAAATGTTTGGTTCATTAGGCTGGTTCTGTCCATTGTTGATCTCCTTACCATTGAATGGGTTGTGCAGCGAGCAGGGCTAGCAGTACGCCTTGTTGTTGCAATGTGAGTGATGGCATTAAGGCCCCGAAGGTAGTGCCTGATTTGGTAAAAAACTTTTGCCCTTCCTCTGGATTAAAGAGGCTGGCGACAACGGCCATGAAGGCGGCGTCTTGGCGTGACTTGTTGGGGATGGCTTTGCGCATCACATCAAGTTTTGGGGTGAGTGCGTGCCAGTGGCTTGCGTCTGCGGGGGTTCTGGCGTTACAGCTGAAAAATGTCGGGCCGACGATCTGCACGGCCTTTTTCCAGGCAGTCAGAAAAAGGATTTCATCAGTTTCAAGGATCAAGGTTTCTTGTTGCTGTGCTGCTGCTGTGGTCATGGTTGTGGCCTCCGGTTTCTTGGGAAACATGTTGGGTACGGGAGTGACAATACAACCATAGGTTGTATTAGTCAACAACCAAGAGTTGTGTTTCTGGCTGGTATAGTTTGGGTGGGGTTTAAGTAGGAAAAAAATGGGGGTTTGTAAGTGAATTACGATTTTAAAAATAAGGTAGTTAAACAAAATAACGACAAGAGGGTTCCTCTTGTTAGAGCTAAGTAAGTATGGATAGAGCTACATCTATATACTTGGATATTGTTCGTTTTTTAGCTGCAATAACTGTATTTATTGTTCATGCTAGCTATGAAAGGTTCACGGATGGAGAACTCCCATTCTTATGGCGAATCTCTCATTTAGGGTTATGGCCAATTCCTTATATAGGGAATGATGCAGTAATGGTGTTTTTTGTTTTGTCTGGATTCGTTATAGCTTATGTAGCCAATACAAAAGAAAAAACAATTGAAGAGTATTTTTTGAGTAGATTTGCAAGATTGTATTCCGTTGTATTTCCAGCCTTAATTATTACTGTGTGTTTGGATTACTTTGGTTCAAATGTGGACTTTAGTGTATACGATGGCGGGTGGTATCAATCAGACATGCCTTTGGTTCGAATTCTAACTAATTTATTTTTTGTAAATGAATTATGGTTTTCTTCAATCCGGCCATTTTCCAATGGCCCATTTTGGTCAATAGGGTATGAGTTTTGGTATTACGTTTTATTCGCTATAGCGTTTTATCTAAAAAAACCATTTAAATATTTTTTATTTGTATTGGTGTGTCTGCTTGTGGGACCAAAAATTTTACTGTTAGCTCCAGTCTGGTTGTTAGGTGTTTTAGCTTATTATATTAGTTCAAAAAACTATATATCTGAATCTGTTGGCTGGATATTGTTTGTGATATCTATAGTTGGATATTTGTTATACAGAGTTAATGGAGGGAATGAGTACGTACTTGAACTCACTAGAAGCTGGTTGGGCGAGGATAATTATGAAAGCCTTTTATGGTCAAAATACTTCTTAAGTAGCTATATAATTGGAGTATTTATCACTATAAACTTTATCGCAGTAACAGTTGTTTCTACTAGAGTTGCGTCAGTCTTAATATTAATTGAATCGCCAGTTAGATTTCTTGCGTCTTATACCTTTATTTTATATCTTTTGCATTATCCACTTTTGCAGTTTTTTACGGCAATATCACATGATATTCAGTCTGAAGACGCTAGAAGGCTATTAGTGATACTAGGAACTATAGTAACTATATGGGTGTTAGGTTATGCAACGGAAAAACAAAAGCATAACTATAAAAAACTATTCAGGGCAGCATCATGTAGGTTAAAAAAACGGTCTATCCAGAGCAGTTAACAGAGGTGTTTTCCCTTGGCGTTTGCATCACGTTCACTCTGGCTAAACCATCCCCCTTTATTACTGTCAACGTTGAATACCCGAGCGGATCTGTTTTGAGCAATTCAGCGTTTCAAGTTTTTATGATATGACAACGTTTTGGCTGGGTCTTTAGTGGCAGGCTTGTGCTGCTGGCGTCTTTTGGTGAGTTGTTCTTTATAGCAAGAAAGTGAGTAAGATTGTCGGTGTTGCTGGTGTCGTTTTTTTATTGCTAACTCTCTTTGCTGTTGAATAATTATTTGCATTGCCTGTGCTGCGATAGCGTAGGCTTCTTCTTCTGAGTTTGCGCCTGATTTCCAGGCTGCTTCTAATAATACTGGCTGATCGATATCTATGCCCTTTGGGCATAGCAGTAGTAATGACTTCATAAAACCCCCGTTACATCTCGCGTTATTATTGTTTATGCCTACGCGAAAAACCATAACAGAAGGGGAGTGATTAAATAATGATAAACCCTGGTTGTATTAAGACACTTTGTTTTTTTTGTCAGACTGTTCAGCCATCATCTGATTGTAGAGTTCAACTGTTTTTTGCACTTTTTCTTCTTGGCTGACATGGCTTGCTGCGATGGTGGCAACCAGACGCTCTAAGTCATCGGCAACAGGATTTTTAAGGTTGTCTGGCAAAGCATCCAGCGCATTGATTAGTTGCTGATATCTGCCCGCTTGATAGGTTGCGTTGTCTTCGTTAATCGCGCTGCCTGTCATCTCCCCTTCGCCTGATAGGAGCCAGTTTGCATTAACGCCGAGTCGTTTTGCTATTTCTGGAAGACGCTTTGTCTCAGGCATTGATTCGCCCATCAGCCATTTTCTAACTGATTCAGTTGAGACTCCAAACATCTTTGCCATAGCCGTGCGACGTCCCCTACCAGCGGGGACGCGGGCATGATCTAACGCAGCGATTAGACGCTTAGAAAATTCAGAAACAACCATAAGTTGTAGTTTAGGTGAAACTAGAACACTAGTTGGTTGTTGACTTACACAACCAATGGTTGTAATTTGTTCGTTAATGGACATTGATCAGACAGAAAATTGGGTAAAGGAAGCAATCAGAAGGGCGGGCAAAGCCCCTAGGGTTGCGGGCTTACTAAACCTTAAACAACAGGCTGTTTCTAAGTGGGTAAAAAAACTCCCAGCCGGGCGCGTTCTGGATCTCAGTGAATTAACCAACTGGGAAATCACTCCCCACCAGTTAGCTCCAGATTTATATCCACACCCGAATGACGGTCTGCCTGAAGCGTTGCGTAACAAGGCGGCATAACGTGAATTTAATGATAAGCATCGTCCATCCTCCCTACGGCAGCCACCCCTCTGTCGCATCCCCTCGGGACGGTGCTTTTCATTGGGTTTATCAATAACAGGTATTAGGAGGGGCCATGAATCCACATAGACGACATCTTGTTTTTTGGGGAACCACGAATTACGAGGCTTATGTCTCAGTGCCTGTTGAGATCGGCAGAAAGCATTTCGGAATAGGTCATATAGCCAGTCTCCAGAATGTTTCTCAGGGTTGGGTGAAGTTGAGGCGAGGTGTCGAGCGCCTGACGAAGCTGGGAAAGGATGCGCTGCATCGATTCTGGGTTTGTCTGGGTTATTTCGGAAAATAACAGGTTTAGCAGTATTTGTTGGGCATCGACGTGTTGTTGCAGTGATTCGATGTCTGCTGTTTTTAGTTCGTCGGTCATAGGTGGCCCCCATTGTGTTGTTTTTCAATTTTGTGATTGCTGAGATTAACACGGCTGGGGCCTCCTTCTTTTGATTGAGGTTAATACATTGTGAAGGGGGGTTGTATGTCTAATTCAAGACGTAGACCAGAACACCTGGTTATTCGTGAGCATGTTGAGGGGCTGTTAAATGCGCGGCGTTTTACCTGGCACCAGTTGGTTGATGCTTTTGTGGATGCCTATATCGAGTTGATTCCGCCGGGGCCTGAGGTGCCTGTTTTTGATCCTGTGCATCGGCATGATGCGCTGAAGGTGGCGGAGAAAAAGCAGGATGCCAATCTCAAGAAGTTGAAACGCAAGGTGGTGGGTGATGAGTTTTTGCCTGTGTGTTACCAGATGCCGTTGATTGTTGCGTTGGATGCTGTGTGCCCTGGTTTGCACTATGGCATTTTGCTGCATAAAAAACTTTTTCATAACGCTGGTTTTTTGCATGTGGCTATAGAGGCCAAGGGTGATGCTGCTGCTTTGTATTCTCATTTTTTAACTGAGGTGGCGGAGGCGAATAGCGCCATTGTTGCTGATATAGCGGGTGATAACCGGCTGAATGAAGATTCGACCCGTGAAGAGGTGTTGCAGGCGGTTGAGGCTATGTATGGGGTGTTGCAGCAGGTTGATAACAACCAGAAAGAGGAGCGTGGTGATGGGTAGCGCGTTGGTGGTTTTGGGGTTGCTGTTGGCGGTTGCGCTGTTGGGTTGGGCGGTGCTGCGTGGCGCAGGCGGATAATAGTTTTTACTTGGGAGGGTAAGTTTTGGGGCAAAGTAAACTTGAGTACGCGCTAGCGTATGCGGCAATCGGCTGGGCTGTTTTGCCGTTGCATTCAATCAATGCTGATGGGCGTTGTTCTTGTGGTAAGCCGGTTGGGCACAAGATGTGTAAGCCGGGTAAGCATCCTCGGTTATTCACGGGGCTGAAAGAGGCCTCTAAAGATCCTGAAAAAATTAACACCTGGTGGCGGCGATGGCCTGACGCCAACATTGGCATTGTTACGGGTGCGATTAGCGGTATGTGGGTGCTGGATGTTGATGTGGGGCCTGATAAGTTTGGTGGTGATTCGCTGGATAAATTGCTGAATGAGCATGGCCCTTTGCCTGAGACGGTGACGGCGATGACTGGCGGTGGTGGGGAACATTATGTGTTTGCTTACCCTGAGGATGGGGTTCGTTCAGCGACAAATGTTTTGGGTAGAGATAAATACCCGGACATCGATAGCCGGGGTGATGGTGGTTACATCATTGTTGAGCCGTCTAATCACGTTTCTGGTGGATCGTATTGCTGGGAGGGTGAGGCTGATCCGCTGGAGGGTGGGAGGATTTTGCCTGCGCCTGAGTGGTTGCTTAAGGCGGTGGCTAAAAAACGGCCTGAGACTGCAGCGAGACAGCCAAAACCTAGGCCAGCGCTTTCCAATAGCCAGCAAAAGGATCTTGAATGGATTCGGTTGGCCACGCCGTTTGTGGGTGGCTTTAATGACCGGGATAGATTTATTCAGGTAGGCATGGCGCTGCATGACTTTGATTGTGGTGATTTGGGTTTTGGCTTGTGGTGTAACTGGGCAAGCCGGTCTGAAAAATATGACCTGGGTTATTCACAGGGGATATGGGAAGGCTTTAGACCTGGGCCTGTGCATATAGGAACCTTCTTTGAGCTGGCTAAGCAGGGTGGTTGGGAGCCACCAAAACAAGAGCGTAGCGACCCGCCCATAGCTACTGACCCGGCGCAGCCTGGACAGGGGGAAAAGCCTGCCAATAATTCAGGTGATGAACCGCCGTTGCCTGATGAGGTGCCGGGTGATGTTGATGACGATGAGGAGGATGACAGCTGGTATGAGTTTTTTGATATGGCGAAAAAGACCATTAAGAGCCATGCCCGCAATGTTGAGCTGGTGTTAAGTAATGATCATCGTTGGCGCAAGGTGTTGGGGTTTTGCCAGTTGAGCAATCGGGTGGTGAAGTTGGACAAGCCGCCTATGGATAACACTGAGATAGGTGAGTGGTCTGACTATGATTATTCGGCGTTGAAGATTTGGATGTCTTACTGCTTTGGTTTTATGCCTGATAACGGGGCGATGTTGGATGGCTCTATTGTCTCTGCAAAGAAAAATTCGTTTCATCCTGTGAGGCGATATTTAGAGAGTATTGAGTGGGACGGTGTGCCCAGGTTAGAGACCTGGTTAAGACATGCGTTTGATACCACTGACAGCGATGATTATATAAAAATTATCGGGCCTCGCTGCCTGGTGGGCGCGGTGGCTCGGGTGATGCAACCAGGTTGTAAGTTCGACAACGTAATGATTTTGGAAGGTGAGCAGGGTAAGGGTAAGTCTTCTGTTATTTCTGTGCTGTTCGGAGATTGGTTTACGGATGCGCCACTTCCAATTGGTGACAAGGAAGCGCAACAGCTGATCCAGGGTATTTGGGGTTATGAGATTGCTGAGCTGGATGCTTTTAACAAGGCTGAAGAGACTGCGCTTAAGGCTTTTTTCTCGATTCAAATAGATCGCTTTCGACCGTCCTATGGTCGTGTGGCTGCACCTCATCCCCGGCAAACGGTGTTTTGGGGCACGACTAACCAAGACGCTTACTTGAAGGATTACACGGGCAACCGGCGCTACTGGCCGGTGTATTGCGTGAATGTGAATAAGGCGTGGGTGCAGAAGCATAGGGATCAACTCTGGGCTGAGGCTTTGTCTTTGTACAAGGCTGGCTTTAAGTGGTGGGTTGATCAGGATAAGCCAGAGCGCTCTGCAGAGTGGGAGGTGGTGACTGCCACACAAGACCTGCGTTTGCGTGGTGATGTGTGGGAAGAGAGTGTAAGGCGTTACTTGGAGTCTGTAACTACTAACCACGTTGATCTAGGTGATGTTGCTACGGGTGCTTTGAAGATGGATATCGGCGCTGTGGGAACGGTTCAGCAGAATCGTATTATTGCCATTCTCAAGTCGATGGGTTGGAAAAGTAAAAGGATTGATTTGCCCCGTCAACCAGGTCAACCACGAAAGCAAAAACGGGCTTGGGTTCGGGTGGATATTGAGAAACGCATGGCTAAGGTGCCGTTATGAGGCCTTTTATTGCCCATTATGTGACGCCTGTGACACCACTGCCTGTGAGGGTGTCACGCCGCCAGCCCTTGTGTGGCGCGGTTTGTGACGCTGTGACACCTGTGACGCCACTTCCCGTATATGCACACATGCGCACGCGCGCGCGCCTGCGCGTACCTACTGCTGTCACAGGTGTCACAACGGTAACTTCAGTTATAGATCAGGGGTTTGGACTGTGACGGCCATTAGGAAGCAGGTGTCACAGGTGTCACAGCTTAATTTTGATCGTGTTGGTGTTCATGAGGTGGTTTCGCCTGAGGGTTATGAGATCCACGCTATTCATGTTGGTGATGGTGAGTGGTGTTACCAGGCGTGGGGGCCACGTTGGTCTGTGACTGAGAAGGGTGGCAAGTTTTTTATAGGGCGGTTTCAGTATCAGGATTTTAGCCGGTATGTGGTTGAAGGTGAGTTGATGAGTACATACAAGGCTAAGGATGGAACAGCGCGATTGATCATTGGTTATTTCTATTCACGGGATTACAACAGCGATGCCTTTGAGGCGTTGGCTATGGCTAAGCAGGCGTGTGTTGATATTTACAACAAAGGGGTAGGGAATGTTTAAGCATGAACAATTGTTTGATCTGTCAGATTTTGAGTATGCAAAGAAGCTGTTGGCGTGGTGGGGCTTGTGGCTGGATCAGTCGTCTGGCTGTTCAGGTTTAGGTAGTAGTGGCGTGTCTGGTGCTTATAGTCATACGGGTGCTGGGCATGTTGGGTTTGCGCCTGTGGCTTGCCGTGATCCACATGCTGAGATGGTGCATACCCTGATGGATGAGATGAAGGTGATGGATGATTTGACAGCTCAATACCTGGCGCTGGTGTTTACCTATGACAAGAAGCTGACTGTGCAAGAAGCATGTGCTGAGTTGGGTGATGTTAATAAAAGGCAGTTCATGACTTTTAAGCGGGAAGGGTTGATCTATATGGCTGGCCGGTTGGGTGCTGTTCGGGCGCGGCGGTTGGCGTCTTGAAAAAGACGTTGCAAAAAACTGTTGACAGGTGCGCACCCAATACTGTAAAAATGCTTTAACGTTTAAGAAATCCCTCGGAAGCCCGGCCAATTGGTCGGGCTTTTGCGTTCTGGGTGTTTTATATCTTGTGCCAAAGGATTGTTAATGTCAGATGAACTGAACTCCCGTCTTGATCGGTTTGAAAGAAAACTTGATCAGGTGGCAGATGCTTTGCTGACATTGGTGCGAGTTGAAGAGAGGCAGGTTCATCATGAAAACTCATCTGCCCAATTGCGTAAGTGGGTAGAGGATCATGAACAGCGGATCTCTGCTGTTGAGAAGGTGACAATAGTAAACCGGGTCAAGCTTGGCTTTGGTGAGCGTGTTTGGTGGTCAGGGTTTTCTTTGGTGTTAGCGACTGCTGCATGGTTCGTTAAAGGTTAATCAATGCCACGTAAGGCACCATCTGTCTGCAGCTATCCTGGCTGTGGTCTAGTGAGTCAAAGCAGTCGTTGTGCTAAGCACCAGGTAGTTCGCAAACAAGATCAGCGGCGGCAACATCGGGCATACAATGCCAATCGGCCTGAGTCTGATAAGTTTTATGGCACAGCTCTTTGGCGTAAGTGTCGTGATGCTTACATTGCCGAGCATCCATTGTGCTGCAACTGTAAGAGTCATGGCTTGATTGTCCCAGCCCACGTGGTTGATCACATTAAACCCTACAAAGAATACCCAGAACTGGCCTTGGACTGGGATAACCTGCGCTCACTCTGCATGACATGCCACAACAGCATAGGAGCAAGGGTGAAAGCGGCAAAAGGGGAGGGGGGTAGTCAAAACTTGCCCCTAAAATCACCACGAACGTATGGCTAGTCGCGCTTTTGTGAGCGTTGAATTAAATACAAAAAGCCACTGTCTGGAAAACGGGCAGTGGCTTTTTGTGACTCAAATGGAAGGAAGGGCTTTGCAGTGAACCAAGCTGCGCAGTAGTGAAAAGATTATGGCAAGGGGCGCAAAACCGGATTTAAACAACGTCGTCGGTTTACCGCTGCACAAGAACCCTGAGGCCGCGCATAAGGCTATTGCAGAAGAGTTGCGGCCTGCTGGTTTGTCAGATGATGAACGTGCCGTCTGGGATCGCCTTGGCCCCTACCTAGCTTTGCTGGGTAGGTTGAAACCTCACTACGTTGACGCCTTCACAGAGTATTGCATCATTACTGTTCGTATTCGTGAGGCTCGCAAGCAACTTGATGATCAGGATTGGACTTACTCCACAGAAACACGCAACGGCACCCAGCACAAATCACGCCCAGAAGTTGCACAGTTGAACGATGATTGGCGCAAGTGGCGAACCTTGGTTGGTGAATTTGGCCTTGCACCATGCGCAGAGCGTGGCGTCAAAGGTGATGCCCAGGCCGATCTGTTTGACGAATTCGATACTTTCTAGGTCGTGCCAGATCCAAAAGAGGCCGCGCGCCTCGGTCTGGAAAAGGCCAGGCAGTATGCCGATGATGTCCTAAGCGGCGAGATTGTCACGGGTCGTCTGACCCGCCTGGCAGTTGAGCGCATGCAGCGGGATCATGAAACCGGCCATGAGCGCGGTTGGGTCTTCGATGAAGAAAAAGCAGGCCGGGCGCTGGCCATGTTTTCATATCTGCGCCACTCAAAGGGCCAGCAATTTGTCGGTAAGCCGGTAGAGCTGGAACTTTGGCAGTGTTGGATCATCGCCAACGTCTATGGCTGGGTAAATGCTGAAACCGGCCTAAGGCGTTTTGGTACAGTCTATGAAGAGGTTGCCCGTAAAAACGGCAAGACCACTAAACTGGCAGGCATCGGCCTCAAGGGGTTGATGAAAGACGACCAGGGTGCGCCCGAGGTCTACTCAGCTGCCACCAAGAAAGACCAGGCCAAGCTGCTGTTTAAAGAAGCCAGCAGAATGATTGCCAAGTCGTCATCACTTAGGCGGCGGCTAAAGGTAGGCAACAACAAGATTGAGTACCCCAAGAACAACGGTGAATTTATCCCGTTGTCGGCTGATGAAACCACGCTGGATGGTTTAAATCCATCGACCGCCTTGGTTGATGAATTGCACGCCCACAAAACCAGCGGTGTTTGGGATGTCATCATCTCAGGCTTGGGCGCAAGGCTTGAAGCACTGATCTGGGCAATCACCACAGCAGGCTTCAACCAAAACGGCATCTGTTATGAGTTGCGTGAATACGCCGTCAAGGTGCTTGAAGGTTCGGTTGAAGACGATACTTTCTTTGCAATCATCTTCACGCTTGATGAAGACGATGACCCCTTTGATGAAAACAACTGGCCCAAGGCAAACCCCAATCTAGGGGTGTCAGTAAGCATTGACTATCTACGCCAGCAGGCCAAAAAGGCCCGCTCAATACCTAGCGCCTTTACCAACTTTTTAACCAAAAATCTAAACATCTGGTTAAGCGCTGCATCCCTGTGGTGCAACATGGACGCATGGAAAGCGCGCGGCATTGACTACAGGTTTGAAGACTTCAAGACCTGGGTAATGGAAAACGACGCCAGAGTTTATGGCGGCCTGGATCTGGCCAGCGTGTCAGACCTTGCATCATTCGGTCTGATCGCAGTCACTGCAGATGGTCGCTGGCGTGTATATGGGTTCCACTACCTGCCAGAAGACAAAGCCAAAGATCAGGAAAACAAAAACCGCCACCTCTATGGGGCATGGGAACGTGACGGCTGGCTGACCCTAACGCCAGGCAATGTGTGTGACTACAACTTCATTAAGGCCGACATCACCAGGGCCTGTGAAGATCTAGGCGTAGAGCAAATAAACTTTGACCGTTGGAACAGCTCACAGCTGGTGAATGACCTACTCGAAGAGGGGGCACCCATGGCCGAATTTGGCCAGGGCTATGTCTCCATGAATGCGCCTATGAAAGAATTGGAGCGCCATTACCTGTCACCAGACCTGCTGGAACATCCAAACGACCCAGTGCTGACCTGGGCAATGAGCAACCTGGTTGCCAGACAAGACCCTGCTGGCAACGTCAAGCCAGACAAAGATAAGAGTTCAGAAAAAATTGACCCTGCAGTAGCCATCATCATGGCAGCTGGGGCAGCAATGGGCGGTGAAGAGTTAGAGCAATCGGTATATGCGGACGGTGAACTATAAATATGTTTTGGAATAAAACAAAAAGCATGGCCCGTCAAACCGATGCCCCAGGTACGTCTGGTGGTTATATTGACAAGTTCATCTCTTTTTTCACAATGCCAAAGTCAGGCATTAAAGTTGATGAACATGTTGCTTTAACTTATTCAGCGGTCTGGGCTTGCGTGCGTATTATCAGTGAGGGTATCGCCATTTTGCCCTGGCATGTACTGCATAACGACGGTGATAAGCGCACCATCAAGCGTGACCATCCAGTTGATTATTTACTTCACAAACAACCCAATCCAGAGACATCATCATTCATCTTTCGTGAAACTATCACAGCCCATGCGCTGCTGAATGGTAATGGGTATGCGGAAATTGAGCGCAGCCTCTCAGGTGATCCAGTTGCGCTGTGGATCATCACGCCAAATAGGGTTACGCCCAAGCGAGACCCGCAAGGCCGCCTCTATTACGAGGTTAGCAATGAAGGTGGCACCACCGCCAATGTGCCTTCTGAGGATATGCTCCACTTAAAAGGCTTATCTTATGATGGCCTAGTAGGTTATGGCGTGATTGAGCTTGCGCAAGAAACAATTTCCATGGGGTTGGCTGCTGAAGGGTTTGGAGCATCGTTCTTTGGTAATGGTGCTGTCCTAAGTGGGGTCATCACAAAGCCTGCAGGCTCAGGCAAGCTTGAGAAGTCTGCAATATTAAACCTCCTGAAGTCATTCAGAAAGAGACACGTTGGCGCTGGCAAAAATCACAAGGTCGAATTTCTTGACCAAGGTATGGAGTACAAGCAAATCGGTATTCCGCCAGAGCAGGCGCAGTTTCTTGAGTCGCGCCGCTTTCAAGTATTAGATATTTGCCGCTGGTTTGGTGTTAAGCCTCACAAGGTTGCAGAGCTGGAGCGTTCCACCAATAACAATATTGAGCATCAAGCTATTGAGCACGTCACTGACACTCTTGCCCCGTGGGTGCGCCGCTGGGAGCAAGAGGTAGACGTGAAGCTGTTCAAGCGCCCAGAGCGCGACCGATATGATGCCAAAATGAATATGAAAGCCTTGCTGCGTGGTGACATCAAAACCCGTGGTGAGTTTTACAAAATCATGACCAGCATCGGTGCCTACAGTATTAATGACGTGCTGCGCCTTGAGGATGAAAACCCAATCGGGTCAGAGGGTGATTTGCGTCTTGTACCAATGAATATGGTCTCAATCACTCAGGCCTACCGAGATGGAAAGACTGCAGTCACTAAGACCAGAAGCACAGATAGTGTTCATGGCGTGTTTCTTGATGTTGCCGAACGCATGCACCGCAAAGAGGTTAAGGCTGTCACTAGGGCATCGCAAAAGTTTGAAAGTGACTATCAGGGCTTTGCTGCTTGGTGTGATGAGTTTTATGGCACCCAGGCAGAGCAGATGGAAGAGGCCTATCAGTCAGCAGAAAAAGCACTGCAGCTGTTGGCAACTGGAGGCGTTACACCTAAGCAGTCAGCGTCTGCGCTAAATGGTTTCTCAAGAAACTATGCAACAGAGTGTAGCGAACTTATCAAGGTGACGTTTGACCAGGGTGACACCAATGGCGGTTTGCAAGATATCGCCAACCGCATTCCAGAAACCATTCACGGTCTCATGGCGCAAATCATAAACAACGTAAAGGGATCTAAAGATGTTACTGCCGCTTAGCTTAGTGTGGGCCATCGAGCCTATGGCGTTTCAGGTGCTTTTACAGCAGATCCGCGCAGTCATGCCGCGCCTTGATGTTTCGGCAGGCCCAACAGAAGATGCTGAGCGCTCAGGCCTGCCAATCACAAAGGTTGGCTCAACCGCCATGATCACTTTAAAAGGCCCAATGATCAAAGAGGCCAGTTGGTTGTCACAGTATTTTGGCATAGCATCTACGCGCGGGGTTCAGCAGGCCATTCAGTCGGCATTGGCAGATGATGATGTTGAAAAGATTTTGCTATACACAGACTCTCCTGGCGGATCGGTTGACGGCCTGGCAGAGCTGGGCGACACCATTGCAGAAGCAGTTAAGGTTAAAGACGTTATTGCCCAAGTGTCTGGCATGGTCGCCTCTGCAGCTTATTACGCAATCAGCCAGGCAACCGAGATTCGCGCCGGTCGTATGGATCTAGTCGGCTCCATTGGCACCCGCATGATGTTTTATGACTTCTCAAAAGCCTATGAAGATGCTGGCATTGAAGCGGTGCCAATTGATACCGGCGAATTCAAATCTGCAGGCGTCATGGGTGCTGCGATTACAGAAGCCCAGCGTAAAGAGTTTCAACGAATTGTGGATGGCTACTTTACTGACTTCAAAGCAATGGTCATCAATGGCCGTGGCATTGCAGCCAAGCAGCTAGATAGTTACGCCGATGGCCGCATGTTCTTTGCCAAGGAAGCTGTTGAGATGGGCTTGATCGACAAGATCAGCACCATAGAAAACACTATCCATGAGCTACGCCAAAACGCCAGACCAAAAGGGCGTAGCACCCAGGCTGCCCGCGCCTTGGTAGAGCAGCAAGCCGCCCTTCTTACGTAACTCCTAACTAAATAAACAAGTTTTTAAAACCCGCATGAGCGCCGAGCCGCTCAGGGTTGTTTGTGCCTAAACCATAGATAAACGGCTGCCGAGTCAGCGCAGATCTATTCAAGTAAATAACAGGAGATAGAAACATGACTTTGGAAGAATTACGCGCTCGACTTAAGCAGATTAATGTTGATATGACGGCCATTCTTGATGATGCCGACACCAACAACAATGGTGAGCTAACTGCAGATCAGCAGAAACAATATGACTCACTGAAGGCTGAGTTTGAAAAGGTGAAGGGCCAAGTTGGTCGCAAAGAACATCTGCAGGCTCAGGTCTCTGAGCTTTCTCAGTCAAACGGTCGCGCTACGCAAGCAGATTCACCTGCTGCTCCTCGTGTTGAGGTCAATGAGCGGGTTGATCCGCAAGCAGGGTTTGCTGGTATGGCTGATTTTGGCCAGGCGGTTATGCAGGCCTGCATGCCCGGCGCTGATATCGATGACCGTTTGCGTGTACTGGGTGCGCCAACAGGCTTTCAGCGCGAAGGTGGCGGTACTGAGGGTTTTGAGGTTCCACCTCAATACACTAACGAAATTTGGAATATGGTTTTTGAGGAAGATACCGGCTTGCTGTCTATGGTTGATTCTGAGCCAACCAACTCAAACCAGGTTAGCATGCTCAAGGATGAATCCACGCCTTGGGGTTCAACCGGCATCGTTGCTCGTTGGGCTGCGGAAGGTACTAAGATGGAGCCATCAAAACTGGAAAGTGCTAGTTTTGATGTCAAGCTGCATAAACTTTATGCACTGGTGCTGGCTACTGAAGAGCTGCTTGAAGATGCCCCGCGCTTGGGTAATCGTTTGACCTCGGGAGCTTCTGCGGCAATCCGCTGGAAGATTATAGAATCTATTTTTGGCGGCACGGGTGTTGGTCAGCCTAAAGGTTTTATGAAGTCTGCGGCCAAGATTGCCGTGGCTAAAGAGTCTGGGCAGGCAGCCAAAACAGTCAACGCCAACAACGTTGCTAAAATGTATTCACGTCTTTTGTCAGCTGGTATGTCGCGCTCCATCTGGTTTGCAAATAGCGATATTCTTGAACAGCTGATCGTCATGACAATTGGTGACAAACCAATCTGGACACCTCCTGTTCAGGGTATGCAGCAGGCTCCTGGTGGTTTCTTGTTAGGTCGTCCAATCCAGTTCACTGAGCAGGCTCAGACTTTGGGTACTGAGGGTGATTTGTCCCTGGTCGATCCTAAGGGTTACTACATGCCACAAAAGACCGGCGGCATTAAGTTTAACTCTTCAATCCACCTGTATTTCGATTACGACATCCAGGCCTTTAAGTGGACATTCCGCCTGGGCGGCCATCCATACCTAAGCAAGCCTGTTTCACCTAAACACGGCTCTAACACCAAGTCACACTTTGTGACCCTGGCAACGCGCGCTTAATAGCTTGCGGTGTTGATATGGCAGGGGGGCTTTGGTCTCTCCTGTTTTTATTGTTCATTTTTTATAGATAACGAGGAAACGAATAATGGATAACGCAAATCTTTTGCCAAGCCATAAGGTGGCTGTGCTTGGCGTTATTAATGCCGACAACGTTGCTATTGGTGCGGTCTCTACTGCTTGGGTTGATATGTCCCTGGTACTGGGTCTTATGGCAACGTTAAACGTTGGCGATATCACCGCAAGTGGCACGGTTGACGCTAAACTGGAGCAGGCAACAGACGCTGCAGGTACTGGTGCTAAAGACATCACTGACAAGGCTATTACCCAGCTTACCCAGGCGGGTGGTGACAGCAATAAACAGGCGTTGATTAATCTGCGTTCTGAAGAGCTTGATACCAATAACAGCTTTACTCATGCCCGCCTGACCATAACAGTTGCTGCTGCAGCTGCTGACCTTAGTGCGCTAGTGACTGGGCACAGTCCAATCAACGGCCCTGCAGATCAGCACAACATCGCAACTGTTGTAGAAGTCATTGAGTAACTAAAACTCAACAACCCACAACCTAAAGCGCCCGGCCAAGTGTCGGGCGTTTTTTATGAGGTAAACAAAGTGAGTTCAAAAACCAACTATTCAGAAAACAAAATTCTTGATTGCCTCTACCGTGGTCAGTCAATCGTAGTCGATGGTCAAACGCTTAGCTGGACGGTTGCGCCCAACTGGTATATCGGTCTAGGTGTTGCCGATTCTTTTCACGCTGTCAGCACAGCCCTGGCCTTGAATGACACCGTATTTGTTGAAACAGACACCCTTGGCTGGAAACTCTACAAAGTCACCACAGCGGGTACTACAGCGGCTTCAAAACCAAGTTACCCAGGTGCCAACAATGAAGCCATTGCCGATGGCACCGCCACGCTCACAGAGCAATATGATGCCCTCGAAGCGGGCACCGCATTCGTAGAACCAGCCAGCGCTGATTACGCCCGTGTAGCAGTAGCATCAAGTCTGGCAAATTGGTCTGGCACGCAAGGCGCTGGCACCACCGTGGCCAGCACCGGCACCGATGGCACCATCGAAAACAACAATCCTATTACTTTTCCTGATGCCGCGACTGCAGGTTACGGCAAGGTAGGTATGTTCGGTTTCTTCGATGCAGCAACAGCAGGCAATCTTTTCCGCAAAGCCTTCATGGCTTCGCCGGTTGATATCGGTCTGGGCGCGGCCAACATCTCGTTTGCAAACAACCAGCTGACCAACCAAGAAGACAACTAACCATCAATGCCCCGCATTAGCGGGGCAACATCTTTGCCCATATAAAAACAATCATAGGGCCTATACGTGATTGGGGCTAACGCAATGGAATTGTGGCAACCAAAAAAAAATAACTGTCTTGCTTGGGTGCTTGTTATGCGGCTCAAGTTTGGCGGTGTGATTATTCCAACAGGTTCGCATTATGGGTGGTGGCCACACTTTTATTGGTCGCCCGATGGTAGGCGGCGGTTTGAGTTTGCGCCACCAAGGCATGTTGAAGGGCTGAAGTTCCCGCCACTATTGTTTAGGGGTAGGCCTCAGGAAGTGCTGTCTGAAACTATCACCCGAACAGTAAAAGTTTGTGGGCGGGTTAAGACTGTAACGATTTGCAAGCGGTAAATAATTTTATTGGTGAAATATGGCATGGCATAACCCCAGCTGGTTAAATCGAAAAAAAGTAACGATTGATGCCACAAAGATTCCTGGAGATCTGACTGATCATGTCGCATTAGTGCCGTTATTAGATGCAGATATACAGACTGGCACACAGGTGGGCGCCAATGATGTTCTGTTCACGTCTGGCGACGGCATCACGAAAATACCCCATGTAACACAAAAACGGCATCTTGTCGAAAATGACGGCGTCTGGTCGTGGTTCTCTAATCCGCGAGCTATTTACCATAGTGGCATATTTGAGAAAACATATTGGGTATCTATAACGTCTATTGGCGATATTCAAATATCGAGTTATAACCACGCAAACGGCAAGATCGATCGATTTACGCTTGATACTTCTTTAGAGTTAGATGACCATGATCACGGTTGCATCTATGTTCGTACAGATGGAAAAATTGTTGTTGCCTGGGGTAGGCACAACGTCGATCAGTATCATTATTGCAGAGTGTCAACAAATGCAGAGGATATTTCGGCCTGGGGTACTAAAACAACTATAACGCTAACCGGTACGGTCACATATCAGAATTTAATCTATCTCGAATCGAATTCAACGCTGTATCTGTTCTACAGACATAAAACGGGGGGTAATCACTCGTGGCGATATATTACTAGCTTGGACGAAGGTTCAACGTGGAGCGCTACGGAAAATGAATTTTATGTAACAGGCACCGACCAGCCGTATTGTATTTTTGCAAAAAACGGCACGTCTCGAATTGATGTAACTGCAACTAATAGCCATCCAACGCATGTGCCAACCCCTGCCAGTGTTTATCATTTTTATATTGAAGATTCTACGGGCATAAAATACAGAAAGTCAGACGCGACTGATATTACGTCTTCAGTCCCATTGGGGCCGACTGATATTACTCAAGTTTATGATGGAACAACAGAAGAGTCGTGGATTTACGACATTGCGATTGATAGCAGTGGAAACCCGGCTATATTATTTCCTCGTTATCCAACAACAACAGATCATCGTTACTATATTTCGAAATGGTCTGGAACGGCATGGAGTACGCCGACGCAAATAACCACAGGCGGAACATATCTTTATTCTGCCGAGCCTCATTATTCTGGGCTAGTTAATTTTGATAGGTCAGATACAACGTTATCGACTGTATTTTTGAGCAAAGAAAGCGGTGGGGTGTGGGAGATTCAAGAGTGGACAGACTCCGATGGATGGTCAAAAACGGCTGACATTACCAGTGGATCATCATCAGCATTACGTCAAGCCCGGCCAGTATCCCCGTGGAATCAACCTGCCGATAAGCGCATGTCAGTGTTGTGGTGGTCTGGTGCCTACACAACATACGTCTCATATAGCACCGGAATATATTGCTATCCGCCGTTAATTTCAGGGGCGAATGTGAATGTTCCGTCCGTTAGCGGAACAGTTGATACAGATTTGTATGTGTACTACAACAATGCAGCGGCAACAGATCAGAGCAATCTGGCAGGCACAATGGCTGATTACGATATGTCGCAGGCACTGGAAATTCCGCCCGGAAAACTGTTTCTAGAGGACATTACCGGGAATGATTACGACGCTACATTGTCGGCATTTTCAACGTTGGATAGGGCTGATACTGACGGTGACCCAAATGGGATTCTGCCGTACTCTGTGGGATTTAATAGGACGTTATCGTTAAATGCCGCTCTCAATTACAACATGGCAAACAAGGCCGAGTTTACTATTGAGGCGATTATCAAATGGGATGGCACGGGTTCAAATAAACACACGATATTCTCAAACTGGAATGCCACACAGGCAACAGCAAAAGTGCTATTGCGATTGGATGCTGCAACGAACTATTTGCAGGGTTATGTTATTACCGCAACTGATACTCAGGTGGGTGGTGCGTATGCTGTAGCGGTAAACACAACAAACTATCATTATGTAGCGTTGGCGTTCGATGCTACTGATTTACGCATTCACCTTGATGGCGGAGAGGGGTCAGTAGGAGCGACAGGCGCTGTAATGGCTGCTGGAACGTCAGGTGTTGCGAATATTGCAAACACACCCCACACCGCCGTTGATGATTTTGGTGGTGAGATTGTTATGTTGCGAGTCTCTAATAAAAAACTGAGCGCAGATGCTAGAACAGCGCAATTTAACGGTCTTTTGGATGCGGCTAATTATTACACGTTCGGTACTGAAGAGGATTTTACTGCAACAGAAATACCATTGTCAGGCGATTCCGCCAGCGAATCAAAAACAACAGGCACAGCCAGCTTTACCATCCCCGTGGTGGGTATCTCAGCATCAATAGCAACAGCAAACGCAGCGATAACCACAAGCGTTCCCTTCGCAGGCAGTATGGCCAGTATCACTGTGATTGACGGTTATCTATCGCTATCTGTCGGGATGCAGGGTTCCATGTTGGCCGATGCCGTAGCGGCTGCCTTGCTGTCTAGCAACTCACCGCTATATGGATCAGCAGGCAGCGTGGCTGATGCAGATGCTGCATTGTCAGTGGGTAGTGGTTTTTCTGGTTCGGCATTGTCGCAAGCTCTGGCTGGCGGTGGCTTAGGTCTGTCATTTAATTTTGACGGCGCAGCCCTGTCAGATGCCATGGCCTCTGCTGTGTTGTCGCTGGGTTCATCGGTGGATTTATCAGGTGATATGGCTGCAGAGGCGTCTGCCAGCTCGTCGGCATTGCAAATGAATATTCCAATGACCGGAGCGGCTGTGTCGGCGGCTGATGTTGACGGCCTGATCACGACCATCGTGCCCTTGGCGGGTGGCGGGGCATCGGTCACGGCCATGTTGGGGTCGCTTGATATAGGCATTGGCTTTGCTGGCAACGCCAATGCCGAAGCCATAGCGAACAGCATTTTGAAATTCAAGATCAATCTGTCCGCCGATGCAGTGGCTCAGGCTTCGGCCTCGGGCCTGTTGTCGGGTGCCGGTGATCTGACCAGTGACGCCCGTTATACGTCAAAACACAAACCCCGCGCCTGGGTATCGGGTTTTAATTAAGGAGTTGTCTTCTTGAGTACGTTAGACCGAAAAGACCCGACTGAGATAGTGCCTGTCACGTTTGAGTTTAATGCCGTACCCACAGGTAACGTGGTGATTGAAATCAGTGTTGCCAAAGGTCGTGCCGATGCCAACACTAGCACAATGCCGGTAGGCGCGTATCAGGTCACGGGCAATGATGTTATCCAGCTGATGGGTGCTGGCCTTGATGGTCGTGACTATCTGCTGCGTTGCACGGTAGACCAGGGCAATGAACGTTATGTGAATTCGTGCATATTGCCGGTTCGCCGGTCGGCTGGCAGATAGGGGTAAATGATGAAGCAAACTATATTGCCAGAGATCGAGCCAGTCAGCTATGACCAGGCGGTTGCCCAGTTGGGTATGACCAGCGCTGACGCTGACAGCCACCGGCTTATGATTGAAGCTTTGATCGTTGTGGCACGCACTGAGGCAGAGGCGGCCACAGATCGGGTATTGATCACTCAAACCTGGCAGGCGTCTTTTGATTGTCTATCTACCCCTTTAAAGCTCGCGCGTCAGCCGGTTCAGTCGGTGGCCTCTATCACCTATGTTGATGCTGATGGTGCAACTCAAACGCTGGCTGCAGATCAATATCGCCTGACCGGCTGGGACAACAGCGAGATCATCCCGGCCTATGGTGTGACCTGGCCAACCCCTCGTGGTGATGCTGATTGCGTCACTGTGACCTGGGTGACTGGTTATGGTGATGATGTTGAGGACGTACCCGCGCCGATTCGTCAATGGATGCTGGTGCGCCTGGCAACCTTGTTTGAGCATCGTGAAGAGGTGGTTGCTGGCGTGTCTGTCGCTAAGGTGCCTGTTATTGATTCACTGTTGTCACCCTACAAGGTGATCAGCGTATGAGGTCTGGCAAACTACGTTTCCTTGTTTCGCTGCAGTCAGCAACTGCAGTTGAAGATGACTATGGTGAAGACGTAGAAACCTTTATTGAATATGCGCCGGTCTATGCTGACATCATCCCCTTAAGTGGCAAAGAGTATTTTGCCGCTCAACAGGTGAATAGCGAGATTAGCATCAAGGTCATCATTCGTTATCGTAATGATGTTAAGGCGTCACATCGGGTGGTGTTTAATGATCAGATCCTTGAGATTGTTGCACCGCCTATCAACCCCCGTTTTCGCAATCGTGAATTGCAATTGTTGTGCAAGGTGGTGTCATGATTGATGTCGAGCTTGATCCCTCACCAGATCGGTTGATTAAAGAGTTGCGCGGCCTGTCGGAAGATCTGCAGCTCAAGGCGGTTGATGCTGGTCTGATTACTGCCATGAAGCCGGTTAAGGCTGCCATGAAGGCCTCAGCCCCGCGTGGTGAATATGGCAATATCGAAAAGGCTATCGGTCATGTCAATCTAAGCAAACGGGCCAAGGCCAGGCTAGGCATTGATGTTGCTGCACGGGCCAAGCTGGTTGGGCCAACCCGAAAGGTTGCTATTAATGACAGCAAAATCCATCTAGGCCGTTTGGCCAATATGTTGGAGCAGGGTACCAAACCGCATCAAATCAAATTTAAAA